AGACCGTTTTATTGTGGCTCCGTCGTAAACTTTGATCGCATAACTATCTAGTTCCCCTGATGCGTAAGCAATATCAATGTAGTCAATCCAGCGACCGTTTAACCGCGTCCGTCGATACCAAGTAATAGTTAAATCGTTGTTATCTTTTTCCCTTGTTACAGCACAAGGAAAAGGCTTTAATCCCTCTAAGGTGATTGTGTGAGAAGCTTCCTCTTCTATATCAGTTTCGAGTAGTCCATTAGGGACTATTTTTAATAAATATTCTCGATTAATATCAGAAAGATTTAAAGGCAATCGAACTAAATAATTAGTTAGTAGCACGAATTTTTCTCCTACAATATGTTTAGAAATAGCTGGTTCGGTTCCCTTGACCCCACGAATTGTATATGAAATATCAAATGTTAAAGGATTGTTAGACACAATAGTAACATTTTTAAAAGCTATGATTTCTCCAGTAGAAAACCAGCCTAATTGTTTGCCTGATAAAAATGTTTCAAGGGTAACTGGCTCTAATTGCCCCGAATTCATACTTACTCGTATCCAATTTAGTTTATCAATAAAACTAGGAGATGCGTTGTTAAAATTTGGTGAGAAGCCTAATACAGTACCAGTTACGCTCTTGCCAATATTGCCAACAGCAAAATTATAGCTTGCCCCATTATTATCAGAATAAAATAATGCTCCCTTGGTAAAACTAGAATTACCTGCAATTGCCACATAAATCCCTATATCTGTGTCCCGGCTATCAACTATTGGGCATTCAATAGGAATAGCCTCGGCGCGTCCGTAGGGACGAGGAGTGTTATTGTCTGGTGGAAATTCGTTATCTATAGGGATATCTGGTGAATATCCTACCCCTTGAAATCGAGTAGCTTCAATTTCGATTAAATAGTTCACTCCTCTTACTTTCTTTGTAATTTGTAGTAATTCTTGATGATAATTGTTATTATCATTAGTAAAGATTACATCCCCAACTTTTAAATTCTCCCACGCTGGCAATAAAAACATTTTTGAAAAAGTTTTTGATTGTGTTTTTCCTAAAAAAAGAATTTTTGAAGCAATATTCATAAAAAACACATCTATATCTATTAGCTTAGTTTGAAAACTAAGCTCGTTTACATGAATATCTGACGGGTCTCTAGCTAATACAGTAATAGTCTCATAATTTTTTAAAACATTCAATCCAGATACTGTAACGGCACTGGGAGTTTCCCTGAAATGAGTCAGTTTTTTCTCATTAAGGTCAATAGGATTTTCTCCAAATTTTTTAGACCCAAAAGAACTTTTAGGGATAAAAATAGGATCAGATGATTGTTCTTGTCTTTTGAAGATAATTTTATCTTTTGGCTCCCTTGCTACAATAAAAAAAGCTCGCATAAGTTCTTCTAACTGATCAGCAAAAGATGTCCCGTCATACGATAAATCAAACCCTCTGATTTGATAACTATTCGGAATGTCAGTTACGTCAATTTGATTGTCTGTTCTACCAGCTAATTTACAAATAGTTTTTAGAATATCTTTTATTTTTGGATTTTCTCCACTTTCTCCAATTACCTCAATATCAATAGTAGGAAATCCAGTACCGTCGTAATTAGCAATTGGATAACTATTAAAAAGCAAAAAAGACATTCCAGTAAAAGCAGGCACTGGATTGGATTCTTCTGATTGAATAACAGAAGATGGTGTCGTTTGGTTCCCAGTATAAATAGTTGTATATTCAATAAACTTTAAGCTTTTTTCGTCATTAGTTTCAGAATTGTAAACAAGGACGCTGTTCATCCAAACCCTTCTAACAGAGCCAATTTTTCTAGCAATTGGATAAGCGGCTGTCAAAAAATAGGTGTAAACTTCGGTAGTTTGCCCGCCACCACCACCTTTACCTCCTTGCCTTTCAGACGTGACGACTTCTTTAAGAGGAACCCCCCACATCATGGTTAGTCCTTCTTTTCTTACTTTTCCAAAAGGATAGGATAGGCTTCTGCCGTATTCAGCGTCGGGAACACCAGTATCCTCAATTTTCCCTTTTTGTTGAGTAGGGGGTTTAGGGGCAAATAGAGATAATAATAAGTTAGCTCCGATCCCTATTGCTACGGGTATAAGAAAGTTAGCCACGGGTTAAATAAAGTAAGTATTTTTTCTATTCTAATAGGTTGAGTAGGAATTGAACCTACCTAAGACGAATTATGAGTTCGTTGCCTTAACCGCTCGGCCATCAACCCTTAACCTATTTAGGAAAAAACAAAGCAGGAGAGATATTAAAAAAATCGGCTAATTTTTGAATATGAATACCTGTTATCTCTCGCTGTCTATCAAAAATATCATCTAGGATTGATTGATCCTCAAAAATAGATAATAAGTCTTGCTTTTGCAAGTTCTTTAGTTCTAACAAAAATTTCAATAGCTCAACTCCATAAATATCAGGTATTACGTTGTATGTTTCTTCATACTCATAGATTAAAGCTCCTAAAACACATAAATACTCTCTTTCTTCTATTGTCAAGTAAATTTTATCTAAAAAAGAACTAATAACTCTTTCCGTGTTTTCTAACTCTTTCCGTGTTTTCTAACTCTTCCTTGTTGTGAATAGGACGAGGTGGGTATTGTTTTAATAGTTCTAAGTATTTACCTATATCAAACATATTGTGACCTTAATTGTTGTAGCTTTTTATTATAAGTCAAGTCTTTGATTTTGTCAATATGTTTTATTTTGGTGGGTTTAGGGTAGTAAACCTTATAAAAAATTCTAAGCGCTGACTAATCTAGCTCGTCGAGAGCGAACCAGTTCTGGGATATAAGTGTTCTTGTCATCTTGTCCTTGAAAACCAAGCCTTTCGTACACAGAGCCGCCAATGCCAGGTATCACCTCACCGTCTGACGTTCGCTGATCATCTTTTGCAAAATATATGAATTCAAATTTATTAGATATTTTTGGTTCAAATTCAATTTTTAATTTTTCTTCTGCATTAATATACATTACTGGAGCTACGATTAAAATTTTATTTGGATTAATTTTTTGAATTAAATTGACAAGGTTTGTTTTGACTACGCAAGCTCCAGAAATAATAGACTTAACAATAATCAAATAATCGATATTGCTGGGGCTGGGTTCCTGATATTTTTTTAGAATTGGAGCTACTTTTAAGTCGCTAATTCCAAAAGGAGAAAATCTTTTGTTCCAAAAACAAGCATATCCTATGTTAGAAAAATGGTTCTCTAACTGTAGGATAATGCCTTTTGCTAAAAAATCAGCATCTTCAACGGTAGAGGCTAAATATAGGCTATGGGGTGAGCTATCGATAACTCTATTTAAAATTATTTGCCCGAGCTTATTACCGAGTTGTTCCATTACTTCACGATACCTTTCAGGTTCAATACTTTTATTTGCTAAAATTTCAAGGTAGGTAAGGATTGTGCGATCATTGTTAACAAAATTAGATGTTTGTCTGGTCATATTAAAAACTTCTCCAAGTCTTCAAAATTTGTCAATATGTTTTATTTTAGTGGGTTAGGCTGGATTCGCACCAGCGTGGAATTACTCTACAGATTTACAGTCTGTCACCTTCGGCTACTCGGTCACCAACCCTTGTTTAAATTTATCTTACTATAATTCTTAATGCTTGTCAATCATACTTGTTTTTGATTCTTTTGAGATTCTTGTAAATTGAGGAGTTCAAGGATTGCCTCTCCTGCGTCTTTACGCGCCATGCTACAAGTCCAGAGCCTTTGTTCATTGCGTTTAATAATGATAATTTCTGTATCAGAAACTGAACAGACTAAATCATTTTTCTGTTTTATTAGTTGATTGAGAGATTCTATTTGTTGCTTTTGTTCTAATTCAGAAACGGGTTGAGGGTTTTCTCCGTACTCTTGTGTAGAGAAAACAATGGCTAACATAAAACTTTTTGTTTCTTTAAACTGAAACCAAATAATCTGCCAACTAAATTCACCATCAGGCTCTAATTCTCGATTCCAAATATTTAGAAAGGTTTGTAAATAACCTTCTAATCCTTTTTGAGTTTGACGGTTTTTATTAATATCACTGAGAAGTCCTTGATTTTGTTGAGGATAGTTTTCAACAGGTTCTTCTGACTGACTGTCTTCAATAGAAGAGTAAGAATAGCAAGGATTTAACAGTTCTACATAAAACATATTGTGACTCCGATTAATTTTACAGATAAAGTTCTAATGTTTATTTGTCGCCAAGATACCATTGCTTGTCACTAAGAAACCAAAAAAACACTCCCTTGTAAAATTTTGTGTGTTTTTTTTCAGCCATTAAGCTTTGCCATAAACGAAAAGCGTCAAAGAATTGTTCCCATCCATAAGGAACATACTCTTTAAGATTAGTCCAAATAATAGGTAGATAGCTTTTGATAGGCTTATAGAGTTTATTACAAATATAAACGTAAAAACCAAAAGACAAAGTATAAACCAATCCGTTAGTAATTAACATAAATCCCCACGCAAAAATTAAGAGCGAATTTAAGATCAGGGTCATCGGTTTTATTTTCATAATTTTACTTTAACCTTTTTAGGTGTTCTATATTACTTTACCATAATTAAAGTTATTTATTTATAGTTTTAATAAGAAAATAAATTAAATTTACCTTTTCTGCCGTCAGTGTTTTAAGTATCATCAGGATTTCTATTAATTTATCCTTAAGTTCTTTTTTAGTGGGTTCTGTGTCAGTTGGTTCATAGATGAAAGTTTTAGCACTTCCATCCTGTTCTATTCTAATCAAAGTGTATTTTTCCATTGTCTTGTTCTCTAATAAAGTTTAATTCCTAATAAGGTTTAAAGTCAATCCTTTTCGTTATGAGCCAGTTATGAGCTTTTATGGGACAGTTATGAGCTATTGTCTCATAATTCTATTTCATCATTACCATTTAAAAATCTCGATATATCAAAATGATACTCACTATCACCATTTTCGGTAACTACTATTCCCCCAAATTCTAAGAGTTTATTGTCAAGGAATTTTTTAGATTGTTTTAAGGAAATGTAATTTTCTATGGCAAATTCCTTGGCACTAATTGGCTTTTTATAGCGATATTTAAAGTCTGTATCAAGTTTTCTATTTTTTGTGTCAGACCATGAAAAATATTCTATTGTTACTCCTATAAAAAGGCCAAGTAATAAAGTTGGTACTCCGATAAAAAGCAAAGCAAAGATTTGATAAATTTCATTGTTCATAAAGTGTCTCTTTTTAGGTGTAGGTTTATCTTAATATATCTAGTCCTCGATTTCTGATTCTTTGAGCGAGGTCTTTGTTTAATACTCTTGATTCTTTAATCACAGTGATTCGATTACTTGGCCAATATTCTAGCAAGAAATCAACAACCTCAATAGAAGTTGTGTGTATTCTAGCCTCTTTGCTATACCCCTCTAATAATTGGTAAAAAAGGAATAGTCCACTAAGCGAGTCTCTTTCAATTACCCAGAATGCTATTTTAGTCGATGTACTGCTAAGTCGCCAGCGTTTTAAGAGTTGACATAGTTTTGTTTCTTCTAGTTGCCAGTAAGTAAAAAAATCTAAAACATTAGATACTACTGGGTAGTCGCTTCTACTTATAAAGTCAGATACTAGGGCATCGATTGACTCTAGGGACTGACACATCCCGATAGAAGCAACTGATAATCCCTCTAGTTTATATCCTGAGATAATTTGTAACATGGTTTTGTTTCGTTTATTCTTTATAGTTATTAATAGTTTCCCAGAAATAAATTACTAACAGAGATTTATTGCTTTTAAGTATTAGCTTCTGCCAGCAATAAAAACTTTCAAAAAAGTTATCCCATCCACAAGGAACATTAATAAAAATACTATCTAAAATGATAAGTAAATACCTCTTGACAAAATTGCGTATTGTCAAAATTAAAGGGCGTGGTTTTATTCCCATTTCTTTTAGTTTTGCTTTGGTTAGTTTCTTTCTTAGAAATTGATCGATCTTTTTATCTAGTTGTGTTTGACTCATTGTTTAGTGTCAGTTTCAATCCTCAATAAAGCTTAAGCCTAATTGTTTCTTTATTCCTAAGCAATTAAAAACAGATACTAACTTGGTTTCAATCCCTAATAAAGCTTAAGCCTAATTGTTTTGAGTTGGGGTTGAGACATTTCGAGGGTCATTGTTGTTTCAATCCCTAATAAAGCTTAAGCCTAATTGTTTCGGTAAAGCATTAAAGCCGTGTCAGGGTGTAAGGTTGTTTCAATCCCTAATAAAGCTTAAGCCTAATTGTTTCTTATCTTCCCAAAACCCTTGATATAAAAGGGTTTTGAGTAAGGATTGCGCCCCATTCGTTAAAATTCAGTTTTCAAGGTTCTGCTTGGTTCAAAAAATCAGGCTGGTGAATCCCAGATCGTAAACTGGTCAGGGTTTTCGGAGATTGCGCCCCGTGATTTTTTGGAACTTCACTTAGATGCCTTATTGGGTAAGGCTTTCGGGTTATTTATGCCGTGGCTATCCTCGCACGGCTGAGGTGGGGCGGTTTGAAAAATAAGGGATTGCGAGTCATTCTCGGACTGAGTGGGTATGCGATTCCCTTCCTGCTTCATCTGCTTACTAATCGAGTGTTCGGCATTCTCTATCGGCGCGTCCCCGATAAACTCTTGATGCAAATCAAGATCAGGCGTGAATTTCCCTGCTAAACCAGGGTATTTTCCAATCAAAGAGACGGGAAACTTAATTAAAGAGCCAATCGCTCTTAAAAACTCATCTTGCAGTCCACGGATCAGAATATTTGCGGCGGCATTCTGATCGGCGTGGGCTTCAAAACCACAGCTAGTGCATTTAAGCTTTGACTGACTAACACGGTTAGCTTTATCAATATTACCACAATTTAAGCAAGTTTGCGAGGTATATTTAGGATTAACACGAATCACTTTTCTGCCACGTTCGTTAGCTTTATTTTCAATAAATGTGCGAAGTTGACCGATAGCATTATCAAGCAATACTTTATTTAATCCAGACTTTCTTTTTTTGCCATTTTGTTTATAGCCATTGCCGTCTTCCTTTTCTTTAGGTTTTGCGGCGGCTGTCATGTTTTTTAGTTTTAAATCTTCTAAAATAACTGTTTGATATTCACTGGTTACTTTATGGGCTAATTGGGCATTTCTCCCTTTTCTTTGACGGGCTATTTTCTCGTGAACACGGGCAAGTTTAGCGTAGGTTTTACGCTGATTATTAGAGCCATCTTTTTGTCTGGAAGCTTGACGCTGTAATCGGTTAAGTCGCTTTTTCTGAATTTTTGCGTAGCGTTTAGCTTCTGATTGTCTCCCTAAATCATCGGTAAATATTGCCACAGCACCCATATCCAAACCAACACACTTATCGGATTCTTTATAGGTTGCGTTGTCAGTTTCAACGGTTAACTGTAAGTAATATCCCGTCGCTTTACGAGTAATTTTAGCCATTCGGGGAGATTTTCCTTGTAGTCGGTCAATCCCCCGCACTTTCAGTAATCCTATCTTTGAGGAAACGATAACTCCATTAGATTCAATTTTTATAGTTTCAGGTTGACCATTAACAAGAGTCTCCACTTTATCCCGGCTTCCTTTGAATCTGGGAATCCCACGGATACCTTTTTTAGCGGCATCATAAGCAGGTTTAACCACACTTCTAAAAAAGCCTTTTTTAAACTCTGTTTCAATTTCACCGATAAATTTTGCTGTATCTTCTCGAAAGTAAAAAGCAAGTTTTTGTCTATTAAGATAGTTAACAGCATCCTTATCAATGTCATCGACATTCATAAAACGGCGGATAGGAATAGCATCTAAGGGAGTATATTCTTTTCCGTTACTTGTCTTTTTGAAATAGGCAATTTTACAGCAAGGGTTTTTTATTAAAAGTTCTTTCTCTTTATCTTTAAGGGTTTTAAACTCTTTTTCGTCGTAATGTCCAGAATAACTTAACTCCCATATCTCAGGGCTAAACTCATCAAATTTATAAGTTTTACGATAATATCTTTGTTTTGACTCTTCTTTGAGTGCGATTGAAAGATTCCATAGTAACTTACACGCCACAAAAGAACGGTTAATTTCTGTGATTTGTTCTTTGGTAGGATGTATTTTAAATTCTAAGACTTCCATAGGAGGTTTTTCTTCCTTTGTCTTAGGAGTCTTTTTGACAATACTAAACCTTAGATAGTTATCTTTAGAACTAAGTGTTTCTTGAATTTGGCACTCATCTACTTTACGGTTGACTTTACTTTTGGCTTTCATGGATCGACCTTCCTTTATTCTTATTTAAATCTACCATAAGCTTTATAGAAATGTCAAGTAAGAAGTCTAAAGGTTTTTTATTTGACATTTAATCATCCCCCCAGTCCGGGTAGTATTGCAAATAGATAGCTTGTCGCTCGATAGCTTGCTTTTCAAGCTTTTCAATTTCTTCATCGTCAAAGCCATGCTCCCAAATTAGGGAATCAAGAAACTGGTCTTCTTTCTCTATAAACAATTCCTTCTTAACCATAAAATCTTGGCAACCATAAGACATCCCTCCGCTTTTCCCTATAAAAATAAGTGCATCGTCTTCAACGGTTGCCAAAAACTCTTTTAATTGTTTTGCAGTAATCACTTTGTGTCCCCTAAATAAAAAAACTAACTTTTATCAATATAAAGAGAAAACCCTATAGTCTCCCAATATTCTAATAGTCTCGGCACGTCAACGGTCTGAGCCGTATAATTTGATCCTGTTTTAGTGATAATAAATTTTTCAAAAATTTCTGGTGCGATGTAAACACAACAGTAGTTAGTCTCGTCAAATTTACCAGACTTTACGGCTAATTCAGAGGTAATCCCAATAGAAATATCGGTTATAAGCAATTTTTTATAAACTGAATCGCTTTTATCAGGAAAAACCCATGCAATAAATCTAACAATATAATCAAATTTTAATTCTGTTTGATCTTTGGCAATTTTTCCAGTTACTCCATAAACAGGAGCATTAAAATTTTGTTGCACTTCTGGAGAACCAGTTACTCCATAAACAGGAGCATTAAAATTTTGTTGTACTTTTGGAGAACCAGTTACTCCATAAACAGGAGCATTAAAATTTTGTTGTACTTTTGGAGAATTAGGCATAACTTAAGGCAGAAAAAGGTGCTAAACTATATTTAACTAACTTAAATCTACCATAAGCTTACTAGAAATGTCAAGTAAAAATTATTATCCTCTTAACGTCCGTACCTCGATACCTGAATATGAAAGACTAAAAAAATACTGTAATTCCAAAAAACGGTCAATAACCGAGGTCGTCCGGGAATTGATTAGAAGTTTACCCGATGACTGATACTTGAGAGTCATCGGAATAGTCGATATTAAAAGTGCCAGTTTATAAACTGGCACTTTTAACTTTATTCTCCGATTAATAACTAACGGTTTCTGACTTTAGAAAAAAGCTGCTTAACTTCCTTAAGATTTTCGGTGGGGATATAAGACGCTTGATTGATTCGCAACCCTTGACACACTAGATGAGAATGACCGGTTTTCTCTAGCCAACGTTCTAACTCTTTTCCAGACTTGAATCCTAACTCTTTTCCTAATTCGGCAGTAGAGCGACCCTCAAAACTGACATTCCGTCCGTTTTTACAGATAATTGTCTCAGTGACTTTTTCAATCTTCTCGATCACAATATCTGGACGGCCATCTAGCAAAGCTAAAACCTCAGCGCCATGAATCAGTCGAATTGCGTCACGCCGATCCATATAATAGGTTTTGGCTTTTGTCAGTTCTAGCTCAAGTTCTAATTCCCGAATACGTCCACTTTGGGCGGGGATTACTTCTTTGATAATTTGTTTTGCTTGAGTAAATGCCTTAACTAAGTTGCGCTTACAAGCAATGACCTGCGAAGTATTTCGAGAAAGCGTCATTAAAAAAGTTGCCTGCTCTTCATTTAGGTAACAGTAAGTCTCTTTGGAAGTGTTACCCTGAGCCGTTTTGAACTCTCGCATTTCAAATGCGAGAGTTCCAAATTCTTGAATTTCTGTTAAATATTTCTTGACTGTTTGCATTAAAGCGCGGTGTTCAATCCCCAATTCTAAGGCAATCAAACGAGAATCAACGACAAGACAATCATTCTGTGATACTATTTCAATAGCCATATTGGCCTCTTATTCAGGTAATGTGGTTAGTCCCCCGCTACTAACGGGGGCATTACTATAATTGTACCATTTTGAATAGTTGCTTGACGATTCTAGTGAGTAGAGAGAAATAGCCAGGGAGAGGAGATTAAGATAATCCCCTCTCTTTTTTAGTGTCCTGTACTGGCAGTCGCTGTTATTATTGTAAATAGATTGTAGATAAAGGTATCTACAATGGAATCCTTGATATATATAGCTTCTAGACTTTGTTGATACTGTTGACACTATCCCCTGATATTATTTTTTTATGTCTTACTGTTGAGACTGTCTTCCCCCTTTACCCTATTTTCTTTTTTCCCTGTATAGAGCATCAACGGCATCTACAAAGTCTAGAACCTTTATAGGCTAAAGGTTTCGATTGTAGATAGGGTTATTAACAATCTGGTTACAATCTACCCACGGTATCGCCTCTTAGTTACGAGGAAAAAACTCTGGACATCTGTTTTTAGCGTTGGCAAGGATTTTCTCTGTCATAAGCCTGTTAAATTCGTCTATGAGTATATTGACACCTTCATATTCCGACCTTGGCCTTCCGTTTTGATTCACAGCATATCTGATCGCCACTGTGGTTTCTCCTAGTGTCAGTCCAGACTTGAAATACTGACAAGTTCTTTTCTCAAGTATCTCTTGAGTCTGGTTATCAAGAGACAGTGCCACGGTAGGCATCATTCCTAAAAACAATAAGCTTAAAATAATCTTTCTCATCGAAGTTATGGTAATTTTCTATGATTTTACCACTCCCGAAACAGGTACTCGATAAACCAGTACAGGCGGGTATTCATGAATATAGGTCTTGATCACGCCATTTATTGAGTCAGCGTGAATATACTCCCAATCTCCCAAATAGATGCCTACATGACCATCTACTCCTGATTTGTGAAACATTAAGACATCCCCTTTGCATAAATCACCTTCAACTCTATCTAATAGACGATCAAGGAATTTGACTAATGAGCCTTTCCGAGGAATCCGTTCATAGTTCTCAAGGATAAAACCATGGGGCAAGAATCCGACTTTAATCCCCACACCGGCGATAAATCCTACGCAATCGGTTCCAATACCTTTGAGGGATTGACCGTGAAACCAGGGAGTACCGAGCCACTCAAGAGCCTCGGTAACAATCCGATTACCCAAAGAATCGTTTTTTGGTTCGTTCATTTTGTGCATTTTCCCGTTCTTTCAATTGAGTTAAACTATAACCTATGTCATTTCTTGATTCTACAGTAACGTTATTGGTGTTGTTAATTACTAAAGACTGATTAGAGTTATTGTTATTTGAAGTCGTGGAATAGTTAGGTTTACCTCCGACAAATCCCCCGTTAGCGTAATTTTTAATGGGAGCGTTGTTTCTATATTCTAGATAAGCTTCTGTCTCTTTAGGATTTAATACTAACTCATCTTCATTGGCTACGATTAATCGAGGTTTTCGACCGCCACTCATAGCTCGTTCACGCTGGAAAGCTGAAATGACATTTTTCTCTATCGGAGCATTAGGTTTGCCGACTTTACCACCATCACTAAATAAGCTGAATCCTGTACCCAGAGAAAATGCAGAAGCTGGAGCAGAAGCAAAGCTAGAGGCTCCTATACTACCAAGCGAACCAATTGAACCGAGTCCTCCAAGTCCTCCGCTAAAAATCCCTGTTATTCCACTAAGTAACCCATTAAATAATCCACCACCGCTACTGCCTCCAAAGATAGAAGAGAAGATGTTACTCACTGGCTTAAATATGCTACTGAGGGCATTAGTAAAGAAGTTACCTACTGGCCCGATAATTGCATTAAATACTGACTCAAAAGCTTGAGTTATTGGCTTGGTAAATCCGTCAATAGCTAATGTTAGAGCATCAATAGCAGGCTTGGTAATACCCTCAACAAATTTAGTCACGACATTTAATCCAAGACTACCAAAAGCCGATTCTATTCCCTTTCCTTCTCTAATGTCAGAAAAGAAGCTTTCAGCTGCGCCACGATTCGGAGAAGCGTCTAATGCTACTCGTTCTAATCTTAATTCTGCAAGTTTTTCCCATTCTGATCGGATATTAGCTACATATTCAGCGTATTGTGGTAAGTCTTTATAAGGCTCTAAGAAATCCTCTAGTTCTTCTTTGTCTTTTTGTAGGCTAATACGTTCAGTGAGGATAGCAGAATCATCAAATAGAGTCGGTCGGGATTGATTTTCTAATTTCATTCTCTGAATAGTTAAATCATTTAACCGGTCGCGAATACTTCTGACTGTATCTCTGGTTCTTCTAAATGATGCTTCTAAGGTAGCTACTCCCTGATTTTTGCCTAATTGTTCAATCGCTTGATCGAGAATTCCTACCCGTTCTTTGGCTAATTCAGCGTTTTTAGCTAAAATCTCGATAGCTTTTGTCGTTTCTTCCACAACTGATATGGGAGTATTAGGATTTATTTCTAATTCTTTTCGCAACTCATCTTTCATTACCTCGCTTCGTTTTTTCATAGCGTCGGCATTTAAAAGCAAGGTCCGTCGCTGGTCTTCTAGTGATTCAATTTGAGAGCGATATTGTCGAGAGACTTCTGTAGCACTTTTATTAATTTCCTCTTGTACTGTCAGATACCCTTTAGAGTTAATAGTCAAGTCAGCGACATTTTCAGAAGCATCTCTTAAGGTACGTTCTAATGTACGAGTATCTTCCTCTTGTTGCTGTCTAAATTTTATTAATCTATCAAGAGCATTATTTAGATTTTGTTGCTCTTCTAATCGTCTTAAAAACTCTTGACTGTTTTGTTCGGCTGTTTCAGCTGCGCGAATTTGACCAGCCGCATCGCCAAGATTAGCCGTAGGGAGGTTAGGAACGGGAGGTAAATTAGGATTCTGGAAGTTAATCAGATTATCTTTAGGAACCGGCGGTAAATCAGCATCCCAGAAATTATCTTGGTTTTGATTGGGTAAAGTCGGTAATTGGGCTATAGACGGGGGAGATGGTAACTCTTGAGTTATAGATGGAGAACTACTAAATTCTGGGCCACCTTGACCGCCTTGACCGCCGCGACTTGTTTGTTTGCCGTCAAGATCGACAAACATTGAATTAGCTCCTGATTGAACTACCCAGTTAGCGATTTTTGCGATTTGATTGGGATCGGTGAAAACAAGGCATCCAGCACTGCCAAGCTGTAAATCGTCTAAATGGAATCCGATTTGCGATCTTCCAGTAGAGAATTTTGGTTCGGCTCCTATCCACGCAGGGCCAACAGTTCCTAGTGGAATTTGGCTAGGTTTATAACTTGTAAGCTGTCCAGAATTAAATTGTCGAAGATAACGAGATGCGTGGTTAGCGTCAATAGACCAATTACCGTCAGGCAGTGGAGTTTCACTGCCACGAATATTGGTTCTATTAGTTCCAATTGCAGACTGCGTTGATGGTCTTCCTGTTACTCCTCCGATTACTGTATCTACTACTTTTCCGTTTTTGATTAAATCAAATTGGAGTATCTCTAATCCTTCTGGTGTTCTCCGTCCAGACTTTCTTACTAGGATATTTGATCCTTTTTGTAGATTTTGTGGTAATTGTAATGATGCACTAGGAACAACTGGACTTTGAGAGGGGACATTAGCACCCTGACCACCTTGATTTCTCCTGATTTGTCGAACGCGGTTTACTGCTCCAGTGTTAGCAGGACTGTCATTGTATTGCAGTGCTTCTAGTTCGGCTGTAGTACGGGTGGCATTTGGTTGATATTTTCGTAAAGACTGTTGATAAAAATTTAACAAGTCTTCCATCCGTTTCATACCTTGTCCTGGGTAATTAGCCCCTGGGAAAGATGCCCATTCTTTGCTGACTGCGTTAATTACTCCACGAATATCTCCTTCAAGAAGCTCATCTAACCCACCTCGCATTGAAATACGGCTTAATGCTAGTAAGTCCTGAGAGATAGGAGAGAAGTCTTTTAGCCCTAATTTTACTTTTTCTTCATCCCATACAAAATTCAGTGCTTGGTATCTTCCAGCTGCAGTGGAAGTAGTGTTACCAAAAGGAACGTGAATATTTGGGTGAGTTGCTAAAGAACTAAATTGTCCATGACCAAAAAGGGTGTTATATCCCTTATTTGGCATATTGGCAGTACCTTCTGCATAAGCAATAGTATCAAGAAAAGCTTTGACGCGAGGATTGTCTAAATGCTGAGATAATTCTTGACCTCGGCGTGTTAATCTATTAGGATTTGACGGCAACTGTGACGGTGGCGGAGGTAAAAAACTCCCCCCATTCCACACAGGAGCAGGGATAAAATTACTGGGAGCCGGTAATATTAAACCTTCCTTAGCTTTTCTGATTGCCTCAGCAGTTTCCTCTATACTTTTTACTAAGTCTTCCCCAGAAGTCTTGATATTTGGGGGAATAGCTACTAACTCAGAATTAATTAATTTAATCGGTTCTGGGAGTGTATTGAGATTTGTGACAATATCCTTGATTGATTGGGGAATAAAGCCTAATTCTTTATTGGTTTGTCGGATTAAATCAGCTAAAGTGCGATTAAGGTTTTCTTGAGTTCGTTTAATATCTTCAATCGTTCTTAGTCGGTTTCTTTCAGCATCTTGCTGTTGCTCCTGTAAGTTACGGATATTTCTTAAGGTAGAGATATAGGAAGTTTCTATCTCCTCGGTTCGGGATTGGAAGGTACGACCGCGACTAGCAATGTCAGCCTGACCCTGTACAAATTCTAGGAAAATGTCACCTAACTCTTTACCAGCATCGCTTGTACCGGGTATTAATAAACGGTTTTTGACTTGCTGTACCCTGATTCTATCGGTTGCGTCCAGTAGCTGATTTTGAGCATTTAAGAGGTTCTTGTCAAGTTCCCTGACTAAATCACTGTAACTTTCAGATAGGGAACGATTCTCTTTAAATGCTGACAGTTGAGCGTCTTCAATCTGTCTTCTGTAATCTTCAATCTGACGATTAAAATCTATTATCTGACGGTCAAGGTTGCGGTAATAGTCTTGTAGTGAGGTTTGTTGCTGTAACAAATTAGCACGGGCTTGTTCTAGGGCTAATCGGGTATTATCAACCTCTTGCTGAATTACATTAGGGTCGTCCGATGCACTTTCTAATCGATGATAAGCCTCTTCTAATAGTCTCTCTTGGTTGCGAACTTCTGATAGGGCATCCCGATAAGAAGCAACTGGACCACCTAAAGGTAATTGTCTCAGAGTAGCAATTCTCTCGTTAACATTAGCTCCCACTATTGATGCTTGTCTAGCATTTCTTGCACGCTCTCTTCTAGCGTTAGCAATTTCTAGTTCTGTATCGACAATTGATTTATCAATAGTTAAAGTTTGTCGTCTAATAGATGCTTGCTGTTTAGCTGCTTCTAATACCTGTTTTAATTCAAAAGGAGCTTGGTCTCCCAACTGTTGTAACCGATCACCTATAGCTTCTGGTGACACGATTCCTTGCTGTAGTGCCGTTCTAAAATCTAGTCCGTTTAATTCAGGCATTAACTCAGTTATTCGCTGATTAATCTGATCCGTTAATGTGTTTTGTAATTCTTTTTCTTTGGTTGCTAGTAATTCATTAAGTGAATTAAACTGATCCTTGACAATAGATAGGCTCTGTTCTCTAATAACCAAATCTATTTCAAATCGCTTAAGATTACCAGATAAAACTTGTCGTTTAATATTTGTTTCAGATAAAATAGTCCGTCCGTTAGAGATAAATTCAATATTAGATAAAGCTCTTGCTACTTTATTTATCTGTTCTGTTAATCGTTGGTAGTTAACTAAATTTTCTTTGACTGCTTCGTTGTATTTTTCTTGTGATTCTTTTAATTTTCTAAGTTGAGCTTCAGCGACTTCTAACTGAATACTAGCATTATCTTTTTGGAACTTAGAAGACTCTGGATCATCTAAGACTTTTTTGATTGCTGTAATTCTTTCTTCTGTAGATGCTATCTCGTTAACAATAAGCCCAATTTGAGGGAAGTATTTTTCCGTCAAAGCTTGTATTTCTTGATTTACTTTTGCAATTTCTTGACGAACAGATGTAGCTTTTTTAACGTCAGCATCTCCACTGGCTATAATTTCATCTACCTTGAGGTCTTTTGCTTTTTGCCGCAATGTGTCAAGTTTACCCGTAAATTCGGTAATTCTTGTATCACTAAATGTATCAGTTGATAATCTTAAGATTTGTGTCGTATCACTTAGTCCTCCCGCAGTAAACTCTAAACTTTTATCTTTTTCTCTGTTGTTTTTAAATTGCTGAATTGCGGTTGCACTATCAGTTATAACAGTAGAAGTAGGTAAAGGTTTTTCTAGTAATCGTCTCAATTCTTGTAACGATTCTTGAGTTGATTTAAGGGATCGTTTAGACTCTTCGGAGCCTGCGTTGATGTATTGATAAAGCCCTTTAAAAGCTTCCATTACACCAAAGA